CCACATACACCTTTGGATTTACATAGGTGAACTATCTCTCTACGAAAAGACTCTCTGCCATGTATTATAACATCTTTTTTTAATTCCTCATTGGAACCGTAGTAAGTTTGCCAATCACTTGGTACTTTTATCTTTTTCTTCTTGCCTTTGACTTGTTTGGTCTTAGCTGAATAGAAAAATTTCTTACCAATATACTTTTTACCAGTTACTTTATTAGTAATAATATAGACGAATCCATAATCTTCACCAATCATATCTTCAGTAAAATTCTGTTCTTTATAAATCCAGTTTAGTTGTCCCATTCCTCTTTATCCAAGTCATCTTCATCCTCTATATAGTCTGACTCGGTTAATTCGTCTATGGCTTCACCACAAAACGGACAAAATTGTGGGTATTCTTCAGATGTTAGTTCTTCCATATATTGTATGTCATATGATGATTCACAACTATGACATTCTCCTGTTACTTCTTTTGTACTCATTGTTTTTCCTTAGTGAGCCCACACATCACCCCAATCTCCTGAATGAGCACCTTTTGCATAATCGGTTGCTCTATTCTCAAAGAAGTTGGTGTGTGTTGGAGCATTAATCATTTCCTCCACCCAAGGTAGAGGATTCTTTTTCACTTTAAAGATGCCTTTTAGACCTAATGAAATTAATCGTCTATCAGCAATATAACGAATATACTTTTTCACTTCTTCTGAAGTCAATCCTTCCATTTGATTAATACCAAAAGCAAGGTCAATAAATTTGTCCTCAAGTTCTACCATGCGTTCAGCAATAGTATAAATTCTTGATTTCAAATCATCATTCCAAATTTCTTTGTTTTCTTCTATATATGTACGGAACAATTTAATCATGGATTCGGCATGTTGTGTTTCATCAACAATAGACCAAGTTACAATCTGACCCATACCTTTCATCTTACCCATACGAGGAAAGTTGAGTAACATAATAAATGAACTGAATAGTTGCATGCCTTCAGTAAATGCGCTGAATACAGCAATATGAGTTGCTGTATTCTCTTTAGTTGTGTTTTGGCTAGAAATGTCCATGACATAATCATGTTTATCACGCATCTCTTGATACTCAAAAAATTCGTTATATGTTGTTTCAGGTAAACCAAGTGTTTCAATCAAGTGTGAATATGCAGCAATGTGTAAGGCTTCACGAGCAGCAAAGCCCATGAGCATCATCCTAACTTCAGGCTGAGGAAAATAAGGCAAGTAATTATTAACGTAGCCACCAGCAACATCAATATCACCCTGAGTAAAAAACCTAAAAATGTTGGTGAGGAATTGCTTTTCTTCATTTGATAGTTTCTTCTTCCAATCTTTCACATCTTCTGCCATTGGAACTTCTGTATGAAGCCAATGAGATTGTTCATGCTTCAACCATGCATCATAAGCCCATGGATAATTAAACGGTTTAAAGTAATTACGTTGTTCTGTTAATTTCTGTGATACTGCTTTTTTAATCATGCTGCCCACTCTCTTAATTGTCCTGCTGGTTTAGAACCAATCATTCGTTTCATTTCAATATTTCCATCCAACATTACCAAACAAGGCACGGAACGAATTCCATACTGATTAGCAATATCTTCATGTACATCAATATCAATAACTTCAATTGGCATTTTAACTTGTGCTCTCTCCAAGTTTTCTGCTAATGTTTTGCATGGTGCGCACCATGATGCGGTAAATCTTAATATTCTTTTCATTTTATACCTCACAAGCTATACAATCGTTACCTTGAGCAATTTGTGTCATATCAAGCTCTTTGATAACCTGTCTTTCGATTTTCTTAGAAACTTTATCTGCTTTACCAATCTTTTCAGAACGGCAGTAGTATAGAGTTTTAAGGCCTTTCTTCCACGCCATAAAATGAATGGCGTGAAGATATTTAATATGTGCATCTGGTCTAAAGAATAAATTCAATGACTGTGCTTGGTCAATATATTGTTGTCTATCAGAAGCCAATTCAATAACCCATCGTTGGTCAATTTCCATGGATGTTTTGAATACTGCCTTTTCATCATCAGTTAAAATATCTAAGTGTTGGCAAGAACCATCATTAGCAATAATAGATGACCAGATATCGTTGTAATCATCTTGTGATAAAGTACCAGATTCACTTGATAATTTATCCTGAATAACTTTATCCAACCATTTGTTCTTGTTTAGAAATGCTCCAGATAAAGTGTCCTGACGGTAAGCGTTAGCACGATAAGGCTCAACGCTAGGGCTAGTATTTCCCATAATGATAGACGAAGAAGCATTTGGAGCAATAGCCATAAGATGACTGAAACGCTGGCCAGTACCCTCAGCATCGGGTGCTTCACCACGTTCCATACCGAGTTGTAGATTTGCTTCATTTAAACCCTCTCTGATTGTTTTAAAGATTTTATTATTAGAAACTTTTGCCATAACTCCTTCAAACGCAATACCTTTTCGTTGAAGATAAGCATGAAAACCTAAAGCACCGATGCCGATACTGCGCTCACGACTGGCACTATACCTTGCACGTTCAATGGCGGAAGGCGCATTATCAATAAAATACTGAAGAACATTGTCAAGCATTTCAGCAATATCACGAAGGAAAGTAGGATGGTCTTTCCACTCATCATAGTACTCTAAATTTAAAGATGATAAACAACATACCGCAGTTCTTTCTTCATTAGTTGGTAAAATAATTTCAGAACATAGATTCGATTGATGTATCTTTAAACCTTTGTCTTTTAGAAATTGTGGCATCATTCTATTACTTGTATCAATGTAATGAATGTATGGTTCACCTGTGTGCATACGATATTCAATAATTTGTTGCCATAAATGTTTGGCTGATACAGTTTCACGGATTTCACCAGAATGTGGATCTTTTAATTCCCACTTATCATCATAATCAGAATCCAACATACACTTTTCAATGATTTCCATGAAGTCATCGGTGATGTTGATGCCGTGATGTAAATTTAAACACCGTTGGTTTTGGTCACCTGTTGGTTTCCGCATTTCTAGAAATGAAATTATATCAGGATGAGATATATCAAGATAAGCGGCGTAAGAACCACGGCGAGTACGACCTTGACGATAAGCCAAAGAACTTGCATCATAAATTTTAAGATGCGGCATAACACCAGTAGATTTATCATCAGCAGACCTAATACCAAAACCAATACCCACACCACCGCCGAGCATACTGAGCCAATTAGTTTCCGAAAGGTTATCAACTAGTCCCTCCGCTGTGTCTTCAATGAAGTTAAGAAAACAGCTAATAGGCATTCCTCTCTTAGAGCGGCCAAACGATAAGATTGGTGTTGAATAGGAGAGCCAATGTTGTGAGGAGTATTCATACAGTCTTTGAGCATGTTCATCGTTTGTTGAAAACGTTTTTGATACAAAGGCAAATCTGTGTTGCGGAGAAATTTCATCTTCTCGCATATATGATTCTTGTAGTCTTTTGATTCCGAGTTCATCGAATAATTTATCTCTTTCTAAATCTATCTTTATACCTAGATATTCATCCATATTTGCATTTACCTTATTTTTCTTCTATAAATTCCACCATCATAGGAAAGATTTCCTCGATAGCGTGACCACATAAAGCGGCAACCATTCTATGTTCTTCTTGCGTACCCTTTGCTGACCGGAGTTGTATATAGTGTACCCATGACCTAAGAGTTCCATTCATATATAAACGAGAAACAGTCATACCTTCTGGTAATACTGCTCTTGCTTGTTCCTTAGCAATTCCATTCGCAATAGCCCAATCATAAGCACTTGTTGCTGACTCTATCACTTTTTGTTGATAATTTTCCCACCATGCCTCTAATGCTAGATTATCTGATTTAGTAGAATTTTGTCTATTTTTCAAATCTTGCATTCGTGCTTCTTTCTTTTCAAAACCTAAATCAGCAACTGCATATCGCTGACTAAATTCCTGAAATGAAAAGGAACGATGGCGTAATATTTGCCTTGCTATATCTCTTGTTGTTTCTATCTCCATGCAAATGTTCACCATCTCCAGCGGTGACCAATGTTGGTTTTTGATAAGATAACGAACCAACTTTTCAGCTGTATCGTTATTATTTTGATTTGCGGGATTTGAAACTCTAGCTGCATAAGCAACTTGTTCCAATAAACTTCTCCCCTCTCTGTCGTGTGTCCATGATATAAGTTTAATTCGCATTCACAATCTCCATTATCTTTTCTTCCAATTAATAAATTCCATCTTTGCTCTAAGATT